TTATGCCTTTCGTAACAGAGACAGCACTTGCCCGATAACGGCTAGGTCTTCGGCCATATCCTTGCCGATAATCTCCGGTGGATAACCATTTGCCTCGTTGTCGGAACGCAGTTCGAGATCGTTGTCCATTCGCCAGTAGGCGCGTTTGACCTTAAGGCCGGTTCCGACACGGAACACAAATACCTCTTCGTCAACGATGTCCTGCTTGCTTTGATCGACGATCATGAAAGCGCCGTTCGGGATCGTGGGCAGCATGCTGTCGCCTTTGGCTTCCAGCATTACGCAATTTTCAGGCTTGGCACCGATGCTACGGAGAAATGCGCGGCTAAAAGCCACCGTTTTCTGAAGACCATCTTCCCTTGGGATCAACCCGGAGCCTGCAGCTGCCTGCACGTCATAAAGCGGGATTTCCACCAGATCAGCGCCGGGAACGAGAGTGGCCGATTCGCTGAACATCGGACCGTCTCCGGTCAGCACCCACGAAACGTCAACGCCATACACTTGCTTATAAGCTAACAACACCGTGGCGTCCGGTTCGTTATCGCCGCGCTCGTAGTTTCCAAGTGTCTTCTCGGAAATCCCCAAACTCTGCGCAAAAGCATCACGGGGCAAGTCACCTAAAGCCCGTCGTACATCTCGCAAGCGTGCGGCCAGCGGCGTCTTGTGTGTCTCTGGTCGTGCCAAGTTTCTTCCTTAATGCAATTTCCGGGCAATAACGCTTTACATATCCCGAATATTGCATTAATCCTTTCTGTGTTCGCAGAATTACATATCCCAAAAAAGGAGGCCGGACAGGGCCTCCCTTGTGGAAGGAATCCTTTATGCACCGTGTCATTGACGGCGGCAAGGTCAGCCGTGCCGAACGGCGGAGGCTTGCCGAAATTGCCCGCATTAAGAGCAAGCTAATCCTTGCTCAACTCACCCTTGTCAAAATCGACGAAGAATACGGACTGCCAACTGGCACCGCAGGCAACACGCTTTATGAACCGCATGTTGCCGGTGAGCGCGCCATCGCAGCCGCATTGAAAACTCGCCCGCATCTGTTGTGGTTTTCACGTTACCACGCTGATGGACAGCGCCTCACGCCTCAACCTGCAGAGAACTATCGCAACGGACGCCGCGCTGGCGCCAGTGCTGAAAAGCAGGTGGCAGCTTGATGGAAAGGGCAAGATTCAACGACGAAGAAGCGGCGCGCAAGCACGAGCAGCGGCGGCGGGAGTTTCGCAAGTCCAGCGTCAATCGTCTGAGTCCGAATAATATTGCATCACTTGCTCAGGATAGAGAGGGCTCACGCCTGCGCCCTTCGTCACCTGCCAGTCAGTCTGCAATTTGCGCAAAGTGTAGAGTTCGGCTGGAAGCCCGAACCGCCTCTGCCATTCGTCGATTGTTTGCGAAGCTATTTCGGCGTGGTGCGTGATGGTTCCTTCTTCCTCATCCACTCGATCAGCGATGTTTGCGCCAGTTTCCATGCGCAAAAGCGCTCCTGCAATATCGCTCTTGGCCACAAGACCTCTGGCCTCCAGCGCTGCAACCACTTCCAAAAGCAGCAACGCGTTGATGCGCGCCTCGGCGAATGCCCGATCCGCAATGTCGTTCGATGTCGCGTTTTCCAACCCCGTTTCCTTTCAGCCTGAGTTTTCGACCTCACTTTTCACCAAGTTCGGACGTTCGCCAATGACGAAAAAGCGTTCCGAAATAGACCGAAATCCCTTCATCCCGGCCCGCGACCCCGTGTGCCGAGCGGCTGACCTACTGCTCATTTTTAGTTTTGCGTTGGCAGGTGCGTCAGCCGCCCTCATTGCCCTCATCAACCATCTGGGAGCTGCCCAATGAACGCCCTGCTAAATCACATTCCTGTACCCTTTTTCGACCGCATTCCGCCTCGCGCCAAGAAAGCCCATCTGGAAGCCTTTGACAGCATCGTCGATCAGGGCCGGACGCTGGAAGGTGCTTACCGCACCTTCGTCAATGCATTGCGCACCCTGAATGTCGATGGCCCGCAGTTCTCCGAGTTCACCGATTGGTACTGGCGCGTTCGCAATGGACACGTAGACCGCCCTCATCCGTCCGAAATTTACTGCGCCTCCGAAGATGGCGAGATGCCAGTTGATCCTTTTACCCCCCAAGTCAAAGGGCAGAACGAAAGATCGCTCACGCGTTCCTTTGCCATCGTAAAGGCGGCTCACGGGCTGTTTGAGGCACAGCTGGCGGCAGGTTACAGCCCGCTTTCCATTGGCTTTGATGACGAAATCATTGCCGACGCATTGCGCGAGGTTCTCGGCGCGGCAGCGGACGCGACCGTGATGGATGCCGACGTTCACATGACACCCGGCAACAAGGTTGCAGACCTGCTTCTGGGCGAAAGCTCAGACCACATCGACACCAAGCTTTTCGAGTGCCTCACCATGACGATGCAGGCGGAGCTTTGCGCCATTCTCGTCCGACAGGACCACAGGATCAGTAGCTAGTTTTCAGATCATCGCTCCAAGCCCCCGGAGCGATGAACGGTGCCGGGACGGCCCCCGCCCCCTCAACCCGCCGTCCCGGCATCCAGTCCGACACCAATTCGAGGTTTTCATGTTCAACCCTTACGATCAGAAACAGGTTTACGACGCCACAGTGCATGCCAGCCTGTGCGCCGTGCGCGAGGGTTTTCCGCACCTGACGATCCGCGACATCATTGACCCGCCCCATGAATGGTTTGACGCCGCCCTTGCGCGCCAGATCGTCATGCACATCGTCATTCGCGAATTTGGCTGGCCCAAGCGCCGTGTGGTCGAGATGGAAGAACGCTCCCGCGAAGCCATCAACCGCGCCCTGCGTACTATCGACAATCGCATGCGGCATGACCGCTTCGCCGGTCATTACATGGCCATGGCCGAACGCGCCCGCACTCTTCTTTTTATCCGCTCCACTGGAGCCGAAAACACTTCCGAGGCAGCATAATGGCGACTTTCAAGACGATCCCGCTCAAGGAAATTCACATAGGCGAGCGCGCCCGTCCCGTTGACGAAGAGCATGCACTGGCTATCGCAGCCTCCATGGCGGAACGCGGCCTCATCAATCCCATCACGGTGCGCTCCACCCCTGCGGCCAATGGCGGCGAAACGCCTTACACGCTGGTTGCCGGTGGCCATCGCCATCGCGCCGCCGAACTCAACCAGTGGGAAGAAATCGACGTCATCGTGGTGTCTGCTGACGCTGCAGAAGCGCAGTTGATGGAGATCAGCGAGAACCTTTTCCGCAACGAATTGAGTGCCCTTGATCGGGCGATCTTCGTCATGAAGTTCCGTGAAATCCACGAAGATAAATTCGGCAAAATTCAACGCGGCGGCAACCAAAAAGCAAAGGCCAACGATTGGCCTTTGATGGCATCGCCGGGAAAAGCGTTATCTGAGCGTGTTCAGGAGCGCCTCGGCTTTGGAAAAAGCACGTATAAATATGTGACGATGATCGGTCAGAAGCTGCACCCGGCTTTGCGGCAGGCCGTGCGCGGAACCGATGCCGAAAACGATCAGAAATTGCTGCTGAAACTTGCTGCCATGCCTGAAACCGAACAGGCAGGCATCGCGGCAGCGCTCAAGTTCGAACCGAACCTCAAAAAGGTTCTGGAGATGGACAAGCCCGCCAAGCCACAACCCGACGCCAATACCGTCGCGCTCGATGCGCTAAAGCGCGCATGGGAAAAAGCAGCGCCGGACGTTCGCGCACTCTTCCTCGACCATATCGGCGTGAATGCGGCCTTTCAGGAGGCAGCGGAATGAAGCGCGACCCGTTGCAAATGGACTTTTTCAGCGAACCGGCATTTCCGGTTCGTGCCCCGGTCCAGCAGATCGACCTTGACCGATATCGCGCCAAGATGAAGCGCGCCATGGCCCGTGCTATTCGCGAGTGCCACCATGATCGTCCGACGATTGCCGCCCGCATGTCGCTCTATCTCGGCGTCAACATCACCAAAGCCATGCTCGATGCTTGGACGGCGGAGAGCAAGCGCGCCCACGACATGACTGTCCCCCGTTTTGCGGCCTTCGTTCACGCCACCGAAGCTCCATGGCTTTGGGACGAAGCTGCCGGAATGCAAGGCGTCACTGTCCTCGTCGGCAGAGAAGCGCAACTCGCGGAAATTGGCCTGTTGCGTCAGGAACAACAACGAGTAGCGCGTGAGCTGAAGGCTCTGCTGTCCACCAATGTCGATGTCTCGAAAAGGGCACGTTCATGACAGAGTGGTTCTCAATCTCCGAACTCGCCGAACTCAGGCTACCGATCCTCCCATCGTCCATCAGCAAAATCCACGACTTTGCTGATCGAAATGGCTGGAAAGATCATCCGACTTTGACACGTCTCGTCGCTGGCACCACCAAACCCGTTCGCAAGTTTCACGTATCCCTGTTGCCGTCACTCGCACAGGCGAAGCTGGCTCGTATTGCTGCCGAGGACGCCGAACGTGCGGCAACCCGCGAGAAACGCAAGGCGCTCTACTGGCGCACCTTTGACGCCATGACGGACGAGCAGAAGCAATTCTGCCAGATGCGCTTCAACTGCATTACCGCCGTTGAAAATGCCATAGCAAGCAACGCCCATGCGTTCAGTCAGCCCAAGACGGTTGAAGACATCTTGTCCGAGGTTCTTCCCCGTTACGGTCTGAAGAAGTCTCAATATTACGCCTTGCGCGCCATGCTGAACGGTGTTGACCGTGAGGATTGGCTTGCGGCGCTTGCACCGGCTTATGCCGCGACCGGCGAAGTGAAGGCCGTTGCAGAATGTCATCCGACCGCATGGGCAGTCCTTAAATCTGACTATCTGCGACCGGAAGAACCGAAATTCAGCGCCTGCTACCGCCGCATGTCGGAAGCCGCGAAAAAACACGGTTGGGCACCGATCCCTTCGGAGCGGTCTCTCCGCCGCCGCATGGATATTGAAATCGACAAGGCTGCGCAGATCTATGCCCGCAAGGGCAAGAAGCGCGCCGAGCAGCTCTATCCAGCCCAGACCCGCACGAAAACCCATCTGCATGCTTTGGAGATCGTCAACACGGACGGTCACAAGCTCGATCTGTTCGTCTGGACGCCTTGGAACAAGGACAAGCCGGAACGCGTCATTCTCCTCGGCATTCAGGATGTTTACTCCGGCAAGGTGCTTTCGTGGCGTCTTTGCGAGGCTGAAACTTGGCACGTTGTTCGCGCCTGCATCGGTGACGTTATCGAAGATTATGGCATCTTCGAACACATCTATATGGATAACGGTCGCGCCTTCGCTTCGAAGATGATTTCAGGTGGCGCGAAAAGCCGTAACCGCTTCAAGATCACCGAAGACGAAGTTGCGGGCTTGCTGAAGACACTCGATATCGAGCCTCATTTCACCAAGCCTTACTCCGGTCAGTCAAAGCCCATTGAACGTGCGTGGCGCGATCTCGCCGAAGAGATTGCAAAGCACCCTGCCATGTCCGGTTGCTATACCGGTAACAAGCCAGACGCGAAACCGGAGAACTATCGCGAGCGCGCTATACCGCTGGATGTTTTGCAGAAGCATGTCGCGGAGCGCATCGCAGAGCATAATGCTCGCACGGGTCGCCGCTCCGAAACTGCCGCAGGTCGCAGCTTCGACGAAACCTTCGACGAGAGCATGCGTCATCCGGCGACCATCATTCGCCGTGCTACGGAAGCGCAGCGTACCCTTTGGATGCTAGCCGCGAAGGTCATCACGGCCAGCAAGCGCGATGGCGCGCTCAAGTTCAACGGCAACACCTACTGGTCCGCTGACCTTAACCAGTGGCTCGGCAAGAAGCTCACCGTGCGTTTCGATCCCGACCGGCTGCACGAACCCGTCAAGGTTTACGACCCGGAAGGCCGCTTCATCTGTGATGCAGGTTGCACCGACAAGGCAGGCTTTAACGATAGCACTGCTGCGCATCAGCACGAGAAGCGCCGCCGCACGTTCAATAAGCGCACCAAGGCTTTGGCCGACATGAACAGGGAGTTCACGCCGATGCAGCTCGGCGAACTCTACGAGGATGTGCAGCCTTCAAAGCCCGCCGCGCCGGTTCGCCCCGCCATCACCCGCATCGTTACCGGCAACCTCGCCATCGAACAGGAGGAAATCACCGACGCCATATCCGACGACGAATTTGAAGCCCGCTTCCAGCGCGGTCTTTCCATCGTGTCAGGCGATAGCTCGATCATCCCATTCCCTGCCGGGAACAAGTCATCCGGCAAGTAACCGAAAATAGCATGAGCCGATTTGTAGTGAGTACGGTTCCAAAGAATAGGCCGGGAGAGCGTCCCGGCCAACAATTCAGCCCAAAAGGGCACCTGATGAGGAACCATTGTAATGATTGATATGACTGCCGCAACCTTAAATAAGTGGCATCAGCCCGAACCATCGCCAAAGTTCGTGGCGAAGCATTCTTCTGCCGATGTGGAAACGTGGCGCGAGCTGCGCCAGCGCGTTGTTGATCTGGCAGCACTCCAAAGTTGGACAAAGGCCGAAACGGGCCGTCGCATTGGCATGGCGGAAAGCACGTTTTCACAGTGGCTTTCGGGCACCCTTGATGGTGTTCTGGAGAACGCCAACAATCCGGTTTCCAAATGGTTGGAAGCTGTCGAAGAGAATGCGGGCATCGCATCCGGCCTTCCATCGTCTCCGGCATTTTTCCGCACCAAAGCGGCAATCGAGATCCACGCAACCTTACAGCTCGCACAGGTAATGTCGGGCGTTGTAACCATCACACTTGATGCGGGCCGAGGCAAAACCGAAGCTTGCCGCGCCTATCGCGACAGCCGTCCGCATGTTCACATGGTCACGCTGAACCCGAAGGTGAAGACGGTTCACGGCGCGTTGAACCTACTGTCTCGCAAGCTTGGCATCCGCGTTTACAATCAGGCGGAGCTGGTGGAAACAATCGGCGAGCGCCTGTCACGCGGCAGTGAAGGCGCGCTTCTGATCATCGACGAGGCACAGCATGCAGATGCCGAGTCGATCAATCAGTTTCGCTACTTCTCCGATAACTTCAAAGTCGGCATTGCCATCGTAGGCAACGCGGAAATCGGACGCCGCATGTCGCAGGGCGGGAACAATTCCGCCAGTCGTGATCAGATTGTCAGCCGCGTCGATAAAAACCTCAAGCGTGATCCCGGGCGCGCCGAAGATGTCCGTGCCTTCATCGAAGCGTGGGGCATCAGTGAGCCTTCCTGCGTCAAGTTCCTGACAGGCATCGGCATGAAGGGCGGCGCACTTCGCCAGATCGACCGCACGATCAGGATTGCACATCTGCTTATCCACGGCAGCGGTGAGACGCTTGAAAAGAAGCATCTGGAAGCTGCGTGGAGAAACCGTGATGTGGAGGATCTGTGATGTCCTCCGACAAGCTCCCCTCGCTTTCCTGCGGCCTCAAAACTTTTGTTGATAGGTTCGAACAGTTCAATGGCATCGCCGATACCGAGGTGTTGCCGATGACCGGCGAAAATGGGCGCACCTGCCTCGCGTTCGCCCGCATGCTCTACCACCTTGCGCTCATTCAGGAACGGGAACTTGGCGCGCTACGCATGATGGTTGGCGACGGTGCGGGACCGCAGCCATCCATCCAAAGCCCCACCCATGACGGCAATGTGGTGCATTTCCGTCGCAACACCCGCCCCAAGCCCAAGCTCGTAAAAACTCCCGACAGCGATCCAGCCTGAAGCTCTCTCAGAAGGAAACACCAAAATGAACATTAGCATTTCACCGACTATCCCCACCGAAGAAATCAGTGGCGTTCCTTACGTGAATAAGGGCAAGGGCGAGATGATCGCACTGTCCGCGATCAAGCCGGAACATGTCGAAGAAGACGAACTGGTCCGCCGCCTGACGATAAAAGCCGCCAAGGTCAATGAGGCTCTCGCTGCTTTACGTGCCGAGGTTTTTGACGAGGTTATGGCCTATCGCGAATTGTTGGCCGAAAAATACAACGTCAAACGCCGTGGTACGAAAGGCAACATTACGCTCACCACTGTTGATACAAGCCTAAAGCTGGCCATTCAGGTTTCCGACACGTTGACATTCGGCCCAGAACTGGAAGTCGCAAAAGAGATCATTGACGGCTGCATCCGCCGTTGGTCGCAAGACTCCAACGACAATATCCGCGCTCTTATCGATCAGGCTTTTCAGGTCGATAAGCAAGGAAAACTCAATACGGATCGCATTCTCAGCCTCAAGCGCCTGAAAATTACAGACGAAACCGGTGAATGGGAAAAAGCTATGACGGTGATTTCCGACTCCGTTCGCGTAATGGCGTCCAAGGAACATGCCCGTTTTTATTCAGTCGATAAGGACACGGGCAACGCCGCCCGCATCCCGCTCGATCTGGCCAACGCGTGAGGTTCTGATATGGCAGTAGCATTTTGCTGGCGAAATGGCTCGATCGGCATTGATCGTCGCCTTTCCAAGAACGCCATCAAGCTCGGAGAAGCTCACGGAATTCGGTTGCAAAATGCTGTTTCCGTCTGCGTTCGTCCTTCCCGCGATGGCTTAGCGTTGCTCGTTCCCGGCATCCCCGAAGCAAACAACGACACCGAAGCTTCGCAGGCGGTGCAGTGTTTCCGCGAGCAGCTCTCGCGCCGTTTAGCACGCAAGAAAAGAGGTTGGGAACTGATATGAGCGCGATAGCCATGATCAACATCGCCAAGAACCAGCTCGGACTTGACGAGGACACCTATCGAGGCATGTTGCACCGCGTCACCGGCAAGGTTTCGTTGCGGGAGATGTCCGAGGCCGAAAAGCTGAAGGTGATAGATGACCTGAAACAGAAGGGCTTTGATCCTGCCGTTAAAAGCCCCTCAAAGGGCAAGCGAAAGCGCCTTGAAGGCAAGTTTGCGGCGAAGCTTCAGGCGCTCTGGATCGCCGGGTATAATCTCGGAGTTGTCGCCAACGGTTCGGACGAGGCGCTTATTGCCTTCGTCAAACGCCAAACCAAGCTTGACCACGTGCGGTTTCTGCATGATCCGGCAGACGGCTATAAGGCGATAGAATGCCTGAAGCGCTGGCTTAACCGTGCTGCAGGTGTCAAATGGGCGAAAGACCCGCTTGTCCCGGATTGGGCGAACCAACCGCACGGCCAGATCGTCCTTGCACAGTGGCAGGCGTTGACGAAGGAGGGTCGCACCAGTGGAGTGATGTTATCGGAAACGGCATGGTCGATCTGCGGCTATGATGGAAAGCCGGTTCTCAACAATCTGACGCCGAAGGAATGGCAGACCGTCATGAATGAACTTGGCAGGCGCATAAGGAAGGCCGACCGGGCATGACTAACAGCATCCGCGTCACTGACCATGCAGTGCTTCGATACCTGGAGCGAGAACATGGCCTCGACGTGGATGCGGTTCGCAATCACATTGCGGGCCTTGCCGCTACCGGCGTGCAGCTGGAGGCAATCAGCGTCAAGGTCGAAAGGGTAAAGCTTTTGCTGTGTGGCGAAACTGTCGTCACCGTTTTGAAACAAAACTGGCCATCGGACCGGAGATAATGACCAGAACCAGTCTGCCAGAAGTACTAGCAGAAATTGCCCAGGTAGCCGGAACGGAAGCTGCCTGGGCGATTGTGCGCGCGCAGGGAGGCATTACGGTCTATCTCCCGTCGCAGCCAAAGGAAGGCCATTGGCTGGTCGAGCTGGTCGGCCAGGAAGCTGCAGAGAAAATCTGCGCACATTTTTGCGTCGGCAATAGCGGCGTCCGCCTGACCATTCCCATGGGAAAATACGCCACCTCGCGCGAACGGCTGGTCAAGGCACTTGAAGCGGGAATGACAGCGCCACAGGCGGCACTTGCTGCAGGCATGCATGAGCGCTCTGCCTATAGGGCACGCAAGCGCATTCGCAAACAGAAACAGGGAAGCTTGTTCGACTAGTTTCCCGTTCGCAGCCGTTCGAACTCAGAATAAACGGGATCATAGATTCGTCGCAGTTCGTCGAAGAATTCCCTGTATGTGGTAATACTACGCAGGGATTGGGAAAATTCGTTGAGTACTTTTTCTTTGTCAATTATGGGAAGATCTGGATTATTGCCCGCTTTTAGCGGAAGTTTGACCCGAACCCGCTCTCTGCCCACAGATGAGGCGGGGTGAAATTGCATGTACAAGAACTTGAACGCATAATTGCGCTTTACCAGTTCCCAAAACCGATCTTTTTCTGCGTTACCAAGGGTGGAAACCCAAGCCGGTGGGCCAATTGGATCGAGATAGTCGTCGAGATCATCGAAATGCTTCACGATGAGATTTGCAAAGTAGGTCGAATACCACTGATCCACGAATATGTTCTGAAACTCCTCGACCGTGACTAACTTGACGTTCGTGAAATTTGCTGCGCTGTTCGCGCCAGACTGAAATCCTCTTTTGGAGACAACATATCCAATATTGGCCCCCGCATCGGTAACTACAGTCCGAAAACCGTGCACGACATTCTGTGGAACTTTTGCTGTCCAGTTTTTACACTCAACTAATACTTTGTAGTCCCGATTCTTGACAGTTTCGACTGCGGAGACATCAATGGCGGCTCGGCCCCTTGCGAGAGCAGTCGACTTTTCGACGTGTACTTCGAAGCCGCACTCCGAAAAAATATCCCCAACCCAGCTCTGCAATTGCCGCCAATTTTTTGGCATCTTATTCGTTATCACGCCCCACCACCAACTGGTTGCCACCAACTAGGCACCGAAAAAACGCAAATCTACTGAAAATCGATACTGATCGTGTCGACACATGACAGTGTCAGGGGCGGCTCCCCAAGCGCCACCGGTCACATTTGATCCAACTTTTGCTTTGGATCAAGTCGCCGGGATAAAAAATGTGAACAGCCTCTCCGCTTCCAATAGTCTCGCATCCCACATCAATCATACTGTTTTAGCCGCGCTCGCACCGCGCGCGCCTGCAAAGAAGGTCGCCGGGCAACAGGCGATCATTGCCGCCTTCGGGCCTTTGCTCCCTGAATTTCTGGAACGCTTCGAAGTCAACACGCCGCTGCGCATCGCGCACTTTCTCGCACAGGTGGCGCATGAAAGTGACGGCTTTTGCACGTTGCGAGAATATGCAACCGGCGCTGCATATGAGAGTCGGCTTGATCTCGGCAATACGCAACCGGGGGACGGAACACGCTATCGCGGTCGCGCTCTTATCCAGTTGACGGGGCGAAGCCATGCACGAAACTTCACCATTTGGATCAAACGTTTCCTTCCCGATGCGCCTGATTTCGAGGCGCGTCCGGAACTTCTGGAGACGTGGCCGTGGGCTGCGTGGGCAACGTTCTTTTTCTGGTCTACGCAGGGCGTAAATGAGCTTGCCGATCGTGACGATCTGCTTGCCGTCACCAAGCGCGTCAATGGCGGTCGCAACGGTCTGGACGATCGAGCAGCCTATCTGACGAAGGCGAAGACGATCATCGCCGAAATTCAGGGCGAGATCGTAGGACGCGATCAGGATTATTCGATCCTACGCCGGGGCATGCGTGGGACTTCCGTTGCCGATGTCCAGCGTGCGCTGCGTGCTGCCGGTTTTTATCACCTGTCGATCGACGGGATTTTTGGTGCGGGCACCGAACAGGCTGTGCGCGCCTTCCAGCGTGACCACCACCTCGTTGCGGACGGACTGGTGGGGCGTAAGACATTGGCCGCGCTGGACCGCTTCATGCCGGAGGACGTGGAATGAGCAAGCCAATCAGGGAGCCTAGTTACCGTTCAACACGCCGGTATCTCTGGGGCAGCTTCTATCTCGCTTGGGCCGTGATCATCATTCTTGTTGCAGCTGCTGCGCTTGGATCAGTGCAAGCCGTCGCGATTGCTCCCATCGTGGTGCCATCCATGGTCGCCTTGATCATCGGCGTCTTGGGCGTCCATCGCGGTTTCGGGTCAGCCGATTTCCGATCGCAGGCATTGGCACTTTCGCCCGATCGACGTGAGGCCCAGCCGTGATAGCAGCAATCTCTGCATTGCTTGGGAAAAAGACTGCTCAGCTTACCGTCGCCGCTATCATATTGCTGGCGGCGGCAAGTCTGGCATTCGGCTCCGTCCTGGTCTTTCGCGCTATTATCAATGACGCTGTTTCAACAGCGGAAGCGGCACGTGATGCGCACTGGTCTGAGCAGATCGCCAAGGCCAATGAACTGGCAGCGAAAAACATCATCGAGCAAATGAAAGCCGCCCAGGCTGCGCAGGAAAAAGCGCAGGCCGAAATCAACCGTCTCAATAACAAGGTCTTTGAACTGGAGGATGCCAATGCGGCTCTTTCTGACACTCCTGGCAGTGGCATCGATGCTGATCGCTCACGGCTGCTCAACAACCAGTTCCTCGGAGGTCGCGCCAATCCTCCGTACTGATTTCACCAGGGCGCAGATGCCAGCTGAAGCGCGCAACCCGTGCGATCCGCCTGTCACGCTGCCTGATCGAGCGTTGACTGCAAAGGAACTGACACCGCTTTGGGGCAAGGATCGCGCCGCTCTTGCCGCGTGCGAGCAGCGGCGCGGCGCTGCCGTGGCGGCGATCGACGCGGTTCCGGTTCCGCAATCGAGGCCGACAAAATGAAGATCGGCAACTTCGCACACGAGCTGGCCGACATGCGTGCCGAACAGGAGCGGGAAGCGGGCATCGCTGCCGCTCGTGCTCCGCTGAAGCAAGCCGGTACGCTCGCTTGTATCCAGTGCGGAGACGAGATCGAGGCGGAACGGCGCGAGGCGCTGCCATCTGCACGGCGCTGTGTGGATTGTCAGGAGCGACTGGAACGATGGCAGGCAAGAAAGGCTAGGGCATAATGGATTTGCAGATACTCATGCCGTGGATTGCGGCAGCGCTCTCTATTAGCTCGCTTTTGTCCAACATTTATACGGTGTTCACCTCGCCATCGCGCAAGAATGCCGCAGACGTTGCCAAACTCTACAGCGACCTCGCGAAGCACGATCGACGTATTCAGTCCCTTGAAGGTGAGATCAAGCACCTGCCTGATCGCGATTCTACACATCGGATGGAACTCGCGATGGAAAAGATCAATGGCCGTCTCGACACCCTTAACGAAACGCTGAAGCCGATCAAAGCAACCAATGAGCGGCTCAATGAACTTTTAGTGGAGCAGGCTAAGAAATGAACAATCTTGGCATCGACTATGTGCGCCTTCGCCGGGAAAGCGCTCGTCTTGTCATCCTGAAGGCTCTGTCAGAACAGATGAACGGTTCGCTCGACAGCAGCATTCTTGAACAGATACTGCCGGTTTTTGCGATCAAAGAAAGCCGCGTTTGGGTTCATGAGCAGCTGGAATATCTGGCGGAGCGCGAGGCCGTGGTCATCACCAGGGCGGGAACCGTCATGATCGCCACACTCACGAAGCGCGGTCGACGCCACCTTGAACGCGACATTGCGATCGAGGGCGTTAAGCGTCCTTCCGAGCCGGATGCTTAATCATGGCGAGCCAGCGCGGCAGGGGCCGTCTTTCGTCCATTGATCTGCTACCCGACGAGTGCGACCCCATCATTTCTTGGGCGCAACAGGAGTTCGCCGCGCGCAAACGGTCGCTTACCGATCTCTATGGTGAGTTCAAAGAAAAGTTGATCGGGCTACAGGGCGAGCTTGGCCTTGATTTCGATATACCAGCTTTTTCATCCTTCCATCGCCACTCCGTCAATCTTGCGAAGATGGCTCGCCGCCTAGAGCAAACCCGCGAAATCGCCGCCACCATTTCGGAGCGGATGGATGCTGCAGGTTCGGATGATTTGACGCTGATCGCCGCGGAGGCAATCAAGTCGTTGATCTTTGAAGTGCTTCAGGATGCAGGCGAAGCGGGCATTTCGCCGAAGGGTGCAATGGAATTGGCGAACGCGCTGCGCGCTGCTTCGGCAGCACAGGTTGCATCTTCCAACCGGCGCATGAAGCTGGAAGCTGAGCAGCGAGCGCAAAGGGTTGAAGCTGAAATGAAGGAGAAGGCTGAGAAGGCGCTTGATGTGCTTTCGAACGATCCCGGCATCTCGAAAGAAGCTATTGCCCGCGCACGGCGTGAATTCCTCGGCGTCCGTCCAAAGAAGCCCGCGCCAGAAACTCCGGAGGCCGGTCAGTGAGCGACACGCCTTCTCCAGGATTGCCGCGTGGGCAATGGATAGACCCTCCCGTTCTATCGAGCGATCCGGCCCAGCTGCCGGATGAATTGCCTCGTGGTGGTGAAATCCCGGACGATCTTGATCCGTTGGCCGATGGTGTTCTCATGGCACATCAGGCCGAATGGATTGCCGATGACAGCGTCCTTAAAATTTGTGCCAAGGGCCGACGCACTGGCATCACCTTTGCGGAGGCGCTGGACTGCACACTGATTGCTGCAGCAAAGCGCTCAGCTGGTGGACAGAATGTTTTTTACATTCCTGACACCAAGCCGAAAGGTCGCGAGTTCATAGGCTATTGCGCTCACTTCGCGAAAACCGTAGCCAACGAGATGCTGACCATTGAGGATGGCATCTTCTTTGACATCCGCGAGGATGGCAGCACCAACGCAATTTCCAGCTACATCATTCGCTTTTCGTCGGGCTTTCGCATCGAAGCGCTTTCGTCGCGCCCGGAGAATATTCGCGGCCTTCAGGGTACGGTTGTTATTGATGAAGCTGCTTTCCACCGCGATGTCCGCGAGGTCATAGACGCAGTTGGTGCCTTGCTCATTTGGGGCGGTAAGATTCGCATCATCTCATCGCACAATGGCGTCACCAATCCATTCAACGAGCTGATTAGAGAAGCACAGGCCGGTAAGAACGGTTTTGTAATCCACACCTACACCTTCGGTGATGCTGTGGTGAATGGCTTGTTCAAGCGCGTCTGCCTGATCAAAGGCGAAGAATGGACGGCGGAAAAAGAATCGGAATGGGAAGCGAAAATCCGCTCGGCCTATGGCACCCGAACCGCCAAGATGCGGCAAGAGCTGGACGCGATCCCGACCGAGCAGGAAGGCGCAGCACTTACCCGTGTGATGATAGAAAACTGCATGGAAAAAGGCATCGCGGTTATTCGCTGGGCTTGCAAGGATGAATTCAAGAACGAGCCAGACCACGTGCGCACGGAAGTCACACTGGAATTTTGCGAGACAAAACTTCTACCGCATCTGAAGAACCTTGACCCACGCCGCCAGCATGTGTTCGGCGGTGACTTCGGTCGCACAGGCGATGCGTCGATGTTTATGCCGATGGAGATCGGGCTTGATCTTGTTCGTCGTGCTGTCATGGGGATCGAGTTGCGCAACGTGCCTTTCGATCAACAGCGCGAGATCCTTTTCTATATTGTCGATCGACTGCCGCGCTTCACGGGCGGCGCACTCGACTCTACCGGCAATGGCGCATATCTCGGTGAAAAGGCTGCACAGCGCTATGGCGCCAGCTTCATAGAAGTGAAGCTTTCGGAAAGTTGGTATCGCACCGAAATGCCAGCTTACACTATGGCGTTTTCGGACAAGACAGTCGTGCTGCCGATGGATGCCGACATTCTGGCCGACCACCAGTCGCTTGCCTATGTCAACGGCATTGTCAAAGTGCCGGAGGGCCATACCAGCAAAGGCGCGGATGGTTTCGATCGCCACGGCGATAGCGCTATCGCGGGCGCGCTTGCTTACTTTGTCAGTCGGGCCGACCTGGAAGAATTCGGATATCAGAAAGCAACAGACGAGGAATTGAGCGGCGGCGGCATGTTTGAGCGGCCAGCTGGTGGCGGTCTGTTGCCAAGCGTTAGAGGAGGTCTGTTCTGATGGCACAGGCACCAAAGCTCATTGACCAGTGGGGCAACCCCATTTCAACCAGCATGTTGAAACAGGAGATCGCCGGGCCGACCACCGGCAGCGTTCGCAACATTTGGACAGAGACCATTCTCTCTGGCCTCGATCCGATCTCGATGGCCGAGATTTTGCGGCAGGCGGCGAACGGTTACCCTGACCGCTTCTTTGTCCTGGCTGAAGAAATGGAGGAGCGCGATCTTCATTACCGCTCGGTCCTCGGCACCCGCAAGCTTGCCATCACCAGCATTGAGCCGGTTGTCGTTCCGGCCTCGAAAGAAAAACGGGACGAGTACATTGCGGATGCTGTGCGCAAGGTTATCAAGCTGCCCGAATTTGTAGACGACTATGTTGATGATCTGCAGGACGGTCTCGGTAAGGGCTATTCGGTTGTCGAAACCATGTGGGACCAGCAGGCACGCGAATGGTGGCCGGAGCGTTTTGAATGGCGCGATCCGCGCTTTTTCGTCATCGACCGGGTAAACGGACGAACGCTTCGCCTGAAAACCCCGGACAACCTTAACGGCACCGATCTGCCCGCGTACAAGTTCTCGATCCACCGGCCTAAGCTCAAGTCCGGCCTGCCGATCCGTAACGGCCTTGCGCGACTCGCCTCCTGGGCGTTCATGTTCAAATCCTATGCACTGAAGGACTGGATGGCGTTTCTGGAAGTGTATGGCATGCCCCTGCGCGTTGGTCGCTTCGGCAAGGGGGCAAGCATTGACGATCGGCGCGTGCTACTTCAGGCCGTGCGCGATATTTCCACCGATGCGGCTGCGATCATCCCGAAGGAAATGGAAATCGAGTTTATCGAGGTGAACGGTTCGTCGGGCAATGGACTGTTTTCCGGCAAGGCCGAATATCTCGACAAGCAGATTTCCAAGGGTGTCCTTGGTCAGACAATGAGCAGTGATGACGGGTCATCAATGGCACAGGCGAAGGTGCACGAGAATGTGCGCCACGATATCGGCAAGGCCGATGCCCGACAAATTTCGGTTACGATCAATCGTGATCTTGTTCGTCCCTTCGTTGATCTGAACTTCGGGCCGCAGGATGCTTATCCGACCGTGGTTCTGCCCTTTGCCGAAAGCGAGGACATCAAGGCACTGGCAGAAGTCATCAACAAGCTGGTGCCGCTTGGCCTTGAAGTCAGTATGCCGAAGGTTCGCCAGCGCATCGGCTTCGATGAACCGGAAGACGGTGAAAAACTCCTGTATGTGGTCAAGAAGCCGAGCGAGCTGCCGCCCGCCGAGCCGAAACCCGAACCGGACATTGACGACGCCCAGGAGAAGCCAGCCAAGGCGCAGGCGATGCGCCCGGCCTGTCCGCATTGCGGTGGCTACCACGCGCTTGCTGCTGATAAGCGCGACGAGCTGGACATCCTCGCCGACACCGGCCTTGAAAACTGGGAAGCGCAGCTGGACCCGCTTTTGAAGCCCGTTAAGGCGCTCTTTGCGCGTGCCCAATCCTATGCCGAGATCGAGGCCGGGCTTGATGATCTTGCCGCCAAGATGGATGCCGGGCCGATGGCCGACCGGCTGGCTAAACTCACCATGATCGCGCGCGGCCTTGGTGACAGCGGCGCGGAGATTTGATCTGTGGCGGACAATTTCGATCTGTTCAAAACCGCGCCCGCCGAGGTTGTCCGCTATTTCGACGCCAAGAAATCCAAGCCGACATTCGATTGGCGCGACATTGCACCGGAAGAACACGCCTATTCGTGGACCGTCGCAAAGTCTGCTGGCTTTGACATCCTGGACGATATTCGCGCTGCCGTGGCCGACTCGATCCGCAACCAGTTGCCGTTCGAACAGTTTCGCGACCAGCTCACGCCTATCCTTCAGCGCAAGGGCTGGTGGGGCAGAAAGATCGCGGTCGATCCACAAGACGGTGTCCCGAAAGTTGTCCAGTTCGGCAGCCCGCGACGGCTGCGTACCATCTACTGGTCAAACGTTCGCTCGGCCCATGCTGCAGGCGAATGGGAGAAGACAGAGCGCAACAAGCGCTTTCTGCCTTTCCTGGTCTATTTGCTTTCCGTATCCGCAGAGCGTCGGCCCGAACATGAAACATGGGTCGGCATTGTCCTGCCCGTCGATCATCCGTTCTGGGATACGCATTACCCGCCCAACGGCTGGGGCTGCAAATGCCGCATCCGCCAGATCACACAGCGCGAGGCCGAGCGTCTTGGTTGGAAGGAAGGTCAGGAACCGCCGCTTGTTGTCATGAAGGAGTGGCGCAACAAGCGCACCGGCCAAACATCCATGGTGCCGGATGGGATCGATCCCGGTTGGGAGACCAATCCTGGCAAGACGCGCGGGCGCAATGTGAGCGAGTTTCTTTATGGCAAGGTGGATGCAATGCCGCCGCAGCGCCAGAACATTGCCGTGAGCGATATCGTCGGTTCGCCGCTTATAGATGCGCTTGCGAAAGGCCATCTTCAGAAAGGTGCAGCACTTCCGGTGGCGCAGATTGGTCAATCGGTTGTCGAAGCATTCGGTGCCAGGACAGCACTTGTGAAGCTTTCTGACCAAAGCGTCAGGCACATCATTGAGGAACATGCCGTCCGCAATCTCGTCACTGATGATTTCCGGGCAGCGATCGGCGTGTTGCGTGATCCTGCAGCCGTCATTCGCCGTGGCCGGTCTGCCGCCTTTATTGGCGCGGTTGGCGGCGTCTGGTGGCGCACTGTCGTGAAATCGGCCAATGACGGTCTGGAATGGTGGCTGGTCAGCTTGCACCGCAAGAGCGAGAAGGAAGCGCTCAAGGTGATTGAGCGGGCGCGGCGGGCTGAAACTCTGGTGGAGTGATCGAGCGCGGAGGGGCGTCATACCCTCACAGGTCCGGCAAGCCGTCCTGGTGAAACTGGCTCGCGCTCAAGCGCATTATGCGTCAGAATACTAGAGTTATCAACGCTGGAGATTCGAATGGTGGGCGGGAAAGAACTGAAGCGATTTTTGATAGCTCGTGAAAGCGAACTCTACATTCACCGTAGCATTGGAAATGCTGCGTTCTGCATGAAGGAGCGGATCGAAGCACGAGAAAAGAGCGACGACAAATCAGGTTTAGCTCATGATTATATGGCCACACTTCTCATGATTGCATATTGGATGGAGGCCGAAGTTAACTTTTTCACGGAACGTGTGGACCGAACTGTAAGAGACAAATTTTGGGATCGTTTTTGGTTCCTCGATGAAAAGCTAAAACTGGGCTATAAGAAAGACGAGCCGCCACTTACGCGGATTGAGGCCGTGAGAGATTTCCGCAATGAACTTGCACATGGCAAGCCGAATTTCCCCAAAGATATTATAGAGATTGTCGCGACAGATGATGAGGTTCATGAACGGTCATCAGCGGCCCTTAAAGCGGAGTGGGAGAAGCAGCTGCATTGGGATTTTCTGGAGGAATCCTATAACGTTACCGAGCAGCTGGTGACGCTTCTATCGGATAAACTAAAACTTGATCCATTTGACGGCCACACAAATAGCGTGATGCACGTCAAGTATCTAGGACCGGCATCTTAGTCTCGCAGTTGCGAGCAAAAATTGGGGGGGAACGATGGGCGACGACGATAGTGAAGTTTTTGATCCGGATTGGCATCCATTCAGTTCACGCGCGTATAATGCAGTTAGAGAGATCAAGCCGTTGTATCAGGCGGCTCTTGGTGAATTTCTCGTCGCGTTTAATTCAGTCGAGCAGACAGTCTATAAATTGATCGGACTGCGACTACGCCAACTCGGTCTTGCCAATTTCGCTGAAAAAATTGAGCCAAACTCGCTATCCATGGCATTGGAAATTCTGCAAGCACTCAGAAAAGATTTTCCGGGAGATTTCGATTTCGATTTCACCAGGATGAAAAAGCTTAGCGAATTTCGAAATCGCGTGGCGCATGGGGCTTTCGATACCACCGTGTCCTTCGATAAGGAAGGCGAGCTAGTTATGGGCTACAAGATCACTCCTAAAAAGAAGCATAAAGGGGAGCCAATCACGCCGGATCAGCTCAAGGAGCAAGCGGCACTGGCAAACGACGCTTACAGTGAAATGGTTTCAACTCTCATTTCCTTGAAAATCGTAGAAGCAGAAAAGCACCTACAATCGTTGCCGACTGAATAAAGGGCCAATCTTGGTCCAAACTAAATTATCGCGCTGGTGGGCTTTAAAGGTGCCTCAAAAACGGTTCTATGTTTATATGTGAGGGTGTGATTGCGGCTTCAGGCCGGTAGTCATTTCGCCTGACACTGTCAGGGGCGTTATAGAGCGGCGAACACGTCACTTTGTCGCTCATGATGAACGCGACCGCAACAGCTATTTTTCAAACCGATCTTGCAAGCTCTGGCAAAACTGCGCCGGAGTGGATCGAGCTTTTTCCGGCTGGCCCACAGATCAAGGCCCGCGACGGTCGCGCATGGACGCTTGAGCCAAGCCGGGTGCTTGCCGCCTTCGCTGCCAACAACGGCCCGCTCGCCATCGACTATGAACATGCCCAGGCACACAAAGCTCCAAAGGGCGAGGAAGCGCCTGCCGCTGGCTGGATTGTGGAGCTGGAGGAACGTGGCGGCGGCGTATGGGGCCGCGTCGAATGGGTGGCAAAAGCCGCCCGCCAGATCGTCGCCAAAGAATACCGCTTCATCTCCCCCGATTTCAACCATAGCCGCGAAGGCGTCATCACCCGCCTGAACGGTGCGGGCCTCGTCAACCGGCCTGCGCTCGTCATGACGGCGCTTGCTCACGAACAGCCAGACCAACACCCACAACAATTGGAGACACCTATGCTGAAGGCCATTGCCAAGGCGCTTGGTCTCGCGGAGACAGCAGACGAAGCCGCTGTTCTTTCCGCGATTGCCACGCGCGACGGCGAGCGCAAGGCGCTATGCCAAGCTCTCAAGATCGATGACAAGGGCGGTCAGGTGGAAATTACCACCGCCATTGCCAAGCTGCAGGAAGACACGGCGACCGCGCTCGCCGCTGTCCAGAACAATGGTTCTGCAGAATTGTCATCCCTTCGCACCGAGCTGACCGAAACAAAGACGGCGCTTGCTCAGCTTCAGGAAAAGAACGTCGAGCGCGAAATTGATCTTGCGCTCGATGCCGCCGCTCAGGCTGGCAAAATTACGCCCGCCGCCCGCGACAGCTATCGCGCCATGTGCTCGCTTGATGGCGGTCTCGACAAGTTCAATGCCCTTGTCGCGACACTGCCCGTCATCGCGGCACCGTCCAGCCTCGACGGCAAGCTGCCGACAACCGCTGCGGAAGCCGACCTTGATCCGGTCGCGCTTGCCAGTGAAGCCCGTGCCTATGTCAACGAAAAGGCCGCGCAAGGCATCACGGTTTCAATCTCCGATGCCGTGGCTCATGTGAAGGAGAAGCGCCCTTGACCCCGACCTTTATCAAGAGCTTTCGCGCCCTTGCCGCCGTAGCGGGCTATCTGATCGTCAAGGCCGGTGTGGACGGTGTTGCGGTTGCCACGTCTGAGACCGACCCACTGATCGGTGCTGCAGACAGCGTGGGCGCGCCAGCGGACGGCATGCTTGACGTTACCCAGGGCGGGCACGGTGAAGTGCGTGCAGGTGGGACCTTCGCTTTTGGCGATCCGCTGACTTCTGACGCTGAAGGCCGCGCCGTCAAAGCAGTGCCTGCCGCTGGCAAGCTCGTGCGCATCATCGGATTTGCCATGCAGGATGCCGACGAAAACGATGTCGTGCCGTACCTATTCGCGCCCGGCTGCATCGCTGCGGCTTGACCATAACCGCGCCAGCGTCTTGCGGCGCTGGCCGATCACAACCGTTTTGAGGAAAGCTCATGAAGCGCCCATTTCCCATTGATCCCACGCTGACCGCTATCGCGATCGGCTATCGCAATCCTGCGCATATCCTGATCGGGCGTCGTGTTTTGCCGCCTGTTGAAGTTCTGTCCGAGCAGTTCAAGTGGATGAAGTTCCCGCTCGCTGAAGGCTTCACCGTTCCTGAAACCCGTGTCGGTCGCAAGGGCCAAGTCAATCAGGTTGAATTCACGGCAGACGAAGAAAGCGCGTCGGTCGAAGATTATGGCCTGGATGATGCGATCCCCAATTCGGACATTACAGCAGCTGCCCGCGCCCGCGCTGAAAAGCGGTCCAACTACGATCCGCGTAGCTCGGCTGTCGAAGGTCTGACCAATCTGATCGAGCTGGACCGTGAAGTGCGCGTGGCGCGCCTTATGCAGAACCCGAATAATTATGCCGCCGACAAGCGCATTGCCCTTGCAGGCGGCGATAAGTTCTCGGACTTCGCCAATTCCGACCCTTACGGCGTCATTGATGACGCGATGGGAAAGACGCTTGTCTATCGTCCGAACCGCATTTCCATGGGATTTGCCGTCTGGAGCAAGCTGAAGAAGCACCCGCGTCTGATCAAGGCCGTCAAGGGCGGATTGACAGAAGACGGTGCGATCACCAAAGCGCAGTTTGGGGAGCTGTTCGAGCTTTCGCCTGAAAGCATTCTCATCGGCGAAGCGCTGCTCAATACGACCCGCAAGGGCCAGGAAGCGCGTCTTGAACGCGTCTGGGGCAACTCCATCCAGCTTAACTTCGTGGACACCGCCAAGCGCGCGACCACGGATTACAACGTCACCTATGGCTTTACCGCCGAACACGGCAACCGCATTTCCGGTTCGATCCCTGATGCCGATATCGGCCTTGAAGGCGGCGAGCGCGTCCGCGTGGGCGAACGCGTCAAGGAACTGATCTGCGCCAAGGACGTGGGCGTCATCATCACCAATCCCATGTGATCGACCTGCCGGTCGTTTCAACTGGTCGGCCATCCAGGCCGACCATCACCGTAAGGGACGGAGCAATGAGCAAGCCGGACGAAAACCAGAATAAATCCGCGACAGGCGACAATAACGCCGACGCCAAGGCAAAGGCCGAGGCAGACGCTGTAGCAGCCAAGGCGAAAGCTGAAGCCGATGCAAAAGCCCTGCAGGAAGCGGAAAAGGCCAAGGCTGACGCGGACGCCGAAGCTGCCAAGGCAAAGGCCGACGCCGACACAAAAGCTCTGCAGGAAGCCGAGAAGGCTGAGGCGGAAGCAAAGGCAAAGGCCGAAGCGGAAGCATTGGCAAAATTGGAAGCAAAGGGGCCAATTGCACGCTGCGAAGTCCGTCTGAACGGCAAGATTTATATGCCGGGCAGTCGCCTGCCGATTGACGAAGACGACGACGTTTTCGACGAAATGGATGCCATCGGCGCGATTTGAGTTTCATCCTCCCAAGGATGGGTCGCAGGGGGCGGCCAGCGTCAGCAAAGTGTGAACACCCCCACCAATACCCAGCGCGCCCGCCGACAGGCGCGAGAAAGACGATAGCTGCAGCGGCGGGGCGGCTGTCTCCCATTCGAGAACGGAAGTCATGATCTACGCAACGCGGGCAGACATCGAGGAGCTTTGGGGCGTCGAGTTCGTCGGAGACATCCTGCCTGAAGGTGTGGATGCCGACGCATCGATCTTGTCCGCGCTCGATATCGCCAGCAAGGAAGTTGATGTCTATCTCTCGGCGCGCTATCCGCTGCCGCTTCTTTCCGCTCCCGGCGTTTTGAAGTCGCCTACCGCCGATATTGCCATCTATAAGCTGGCGAACAGGCATTCCGCGCTGACTAACACGATCGAGGATCGTTACAAGTGGGCGCGCGAGCTGCTGCAGCGCATCGCAGACGGCAAGGCGGGCTTGGGTAGCGATGAGCCACGCGTTTCGTCCGATCCCGGCAGTTCAGCCGGTGGCGCTGCCTTCTCGGCCAATACCCGCGTGTTCTCGCGCAGGACATTGCCATGAGCGGCGTTCAACTGGAAATCCGCGAGACTGGCCTTGAAGCCGCGTTGAGCCTGATCGACGGGATTGCCAATGCACCAAGGCAGGAGCTGTCGGAAGGTATCGGCAGGCTTGTCCAGGAACAGACCCGGAGCCGCATCGAGGAAGAGAAGCGTTCGCCTGAAGGGGCGGCGTGGAAACCGAACATCACGCGCACCAGCATCCTCTATCGGACCGGCGCTCTGTCCCGCTCGATCGACTATGTCGCAACGCCCGATAGCGTGATGATCGGCTCGGCGCTCGTTTATGCGCGTATCCACCAGTTGGGCGGCACCATCCGGCCCAAGACCGCCAAGGCGCTCGCCTTCATGATCGGCAATATGATGCGACTTGTGCAGAGCGTCACCATTCCGGCCCGCCGCTATCTTGGTCTGTCGCCAGCCAACCAGACCGATATTGTCGAAGCAGCTGAAGACTGGCTGAAAAGGCTTGTCCAATGAGTGAGCGCAAATCCCGTATCAACGAATTTCGCGCAGCTGTTGTCGCCACCATCAGGAAGGCGCTGCCGGAATTGCGCGAATGTGAATCGCAGTTTGGCCGCTTCAACCTGGACGAACTGGAGACGACAAGCGTTCGAGCACCCGCCGTTCGCGTCGGCCTGTTGCAAGGCAAGCTCAAGCACACCGCGGCTGGACAGGCCGAAGGCACGATGTCATGTGCTGCCTTTGTCGTCACGGATGGCAAGGACCGCGACGACATGGCATGGGTGATTGCCGAAGCCGTCGCCGTGTCCCTGCACACAAGCCAGATGTTCGGGCTTTGTAAGCTCGGCACCCCACAGGGTGTTTCCATCCAGCCGGTGATTTCGGCTGCAATCAAATCGCGTGGCGTGTCGATTATCGCTGTCGAATGGACGCAAGCGCTGCACCAGCTCGGCCAGAATATTTTCGACCAGGACGGCGTGGTGCCTTCCGAACTCTATATCAACGATGAGCTTGTCGAGGTGCGGTCATGACCGACATCATCGTTCGGGAGCTTCTATCCCTTCGCAAGTCGATCGATGATCTGGAGCGCCGCCTTGTCGCTTCACACATGACCGGCAAGGTCGTCGCCATCGACGGCGACCGCGTGCGGGTCGAGCTGCAGCCGGAAGATAGTCGCACCGGCAAACCGTTTCTGTCTCCATGGGTCCAGGTGCAGGAAGCGGCAGGATCGACCGGCACGCATTTTCCGGTGGCGATAGATGATCCAATCCGCCTGTTTTCACCCAATGGTGAGCTGGGTAGTCAGTCGATCGCCATCCGCGACGGCTACACCGACGATGCCAAGAACCCGGCCAAAAATGGTGAACTGGCAGTTGCCCACAGCGGCTGCGCATTGCGTTTTGAAGACGGTGTTGCCGTCATCGAAGCTGACGACATCATCCTCAAGAGCAAAAACCTCAAGCACAACGAGAAAAATATTGGCGACACCCACGTTCATGGCGGCGTCGAGCGCGGCGGTGTCGACACCTACGAACCTCATTGATGAAAGGGCATTTAGATGGCCGTTAAGAGCAAATTTGAAGTGACCGAAAAAGCAGGCGCATTCATCGCTGGGCATCGCAGCCCCGGCGCTGGCAAGCCGATGCAATTGACAGAAGAACAGGCATATTACCCCCTGATTGCGGGCGAAATCAAACGGCCCGTCCCGGCCACGGTCGCGGAAACGGACCCTGCATCCGGCAAGCCGAAGAAGGCTTAGTCATGCGGACGGGTATCGACGCTCAAACAGGCAAGCTTCTGACCGGCTGGGCGCACTGCGTCCAGTCGATCGGCAAATGCCTGACCACGCGCTTTCGTACCCGCATGCTGCGTTCCTATATCGGATCGCTCGTCCCTGAAATGCAGGATCAGAACGCCGACGCCATGACCATCTTCAAGGTCTATATGTCGATCGCCGAGGCGTTGAACGATCCGATCAGCGGCGAACCCGGCTTCAGCCTCCAGACAATAGAGATGGTGGAATACGGCCCGTCAGGTCGGTTTGTGTTCCTGCTCGACGGTATTTTTTATCCGCGCGGACACCTGGGCGATTATTCCCTGCAGGAAAGCAAGTCGGCGCGGCTCGACCAGACAGGAGCTATTCTATGAGCGCCATCAGCGTGTTTGCAGGCTTGCCAAAGCCGGAAATGATCAAGCCGCTCGATGCTGAAGCGATCGTTGAAACCACGTTGCAGGATTTCAAGGAACGATCGGCGGCTTATGGTGTCGATTACGATGTCGAACGAACAGCTTATGACCCTGCTGTCATCCAGCATGAGGTTAGTGCTGGACGAGAAACCGGCGTGCGCGCCGAAATCAACGATGCCGCCGCTTCCAATCTGCTTGCCTTCGCTACTGGCGCGGATCTCGATCACGTTGCCGCCTTCTATGATGTCGAACGTCTTGATGGCGAGACGGATGATGCATTGCGCGAGCGCACTGCGCTTGAAATCAAGGCGCGGTCGCCGGGCGGTTCGCAATATTGGTATGAAGCCGCAGCTCGCCGTGTTGACGTACGCATTCGCAGCGCCAAAGCTTATCGTGAGCCATTCTGGCCGATCGTTCACATTGCGATTCTGTCACGCGATAACGGCGGCATTCCAGATCAGGCCATGCTTGATGCGGTAGATCAGGAAGTACAGCAGCAAACAGTTCGCTTGATGAACGATACCGTTATCGTTGAACCCGCTGTTTCTCAGACCGTGGACATAAAGGGGCGGTTCTGGATTTTGCCAACCGCCTCGTCCGTTGTGGGAGACACGCTTGAACCCGTCCTGCGCGCTGCTTGGGATAAGGAAACCGGCATCGGTTTCGATTTGGAGCTTTCGTGGATTGAATCGAAGCTTCACGTGCCCGGCATCAAAAAAATCATCATCGATGCGCCGGCTACCTCGATTGTAGCCACCGATAATGCGGCCATAGCGATCGGGACGATCAAACTCGACTATATGGGGCGCGACTATTGATCGAGCGCCATCACCATCAACCGCAGAATGCCAGCCGCTATGAACGGGCAATGTCCGAGTCTCTGGACCGGAGACCGGAGCTTTTACCGGCAATCGAAGCCCTGCATGCCTTCAAGTTCAACCCGCCTGACCAGATAGTTCCATATCTGATCGCGGAATACGGCTTGACGGAAATTGAGGACTTCATTCGTGATCCGCGAGAAACGCTTCGCGAAGGCATCATCTGGCAACGCTTGATCGGCACACCCGCCGCTATTCATCGTGCGCTGCGATGGATCAATCACGATGGTGACATCGAGGAGTTTCCGCCAACACAGCGTAAGTGGTGGTGGTTTCAGGTTCACTTGCCTTTCGAAGTCCGGAACACCGACTTCGTCAGACCGATGACGCAACTCGTCAAAGCGTCCAAGCCACTTCGTTCGGAGTTTGCCCGCGTCACTGCCGGGCATGATGTCCGGGCCTTTCGCCTGAATAAGCACCGCTTGAACGGGACCGCTGGTCTAAACAACTGGTCGGGGATCAAGCGATCCCCCGACGAGCCGGTTCTTTCGCTGCGCGTCAGTATCCGCCGTGTTGTTGTCGTTCCGACGAACGGCGCGGTGAAGGTTCTCGAAACGCAAAACCTGCACTCGCATAGGCCGGTTTCCGTGGCGATCCCAATTTCAAACCCGACATTCCGGCTTGCAGCCTTCCCGGCCACGAGAACGGACTATCGGAACAAGTCGACGGTGCAGTTCCAGAACGCGCCGTTTGTCAGCCAACCGTTCGGCGCTCCGGTGCCACGCGTTCAAACAGGATCAGAATAATGGCTGCATTTACCCAAATCGGGCGGATTGTGCTCGCCGAAGCGTTGCTCGGAATGGATATGTTTCTTGCGGTCGGCATTGGCGATCCGGCTTGGGACAACGAAGCGCCGCCGTCAACGCCTGAAGAACAGGCAATCCGCGACGCGATGATTTCCGGGATGACCGACCTTACCGAAACTGTCGGCCTGACACGGGTTCGTGACAAGTTCTTCGTGAAACCAGACCAAAACGGGACGATCCCCATGTCTGACGGGTCAGTTTATGCGCAAAGCGCCGAACCGACTTCCACCGTCTATGTGCGGTTTCAACTCGATCTCGCCGACGCCAATTTCACACTTCGCGAAAGCGGCATCTTTGTCGGTTCTCAAATCGCCGAGGGTGTTCCGGCAGGGCAAATGTATATCCCGCTCGAAGACGTCATCAGCGTTGGCCGGATCATCCAGGCCGACCGTTACCCTGCGATCGTCCGCGACGGCTCCCTGTCGCAGACCTTCAGCACCGTCCTGACAATGTAGTGTGAGGTTCCATGTCGAGCATCATTAATAGGCCTGGCTTCGAAGATCGGTTTGATCGCAAGCGTCGTCAGCATGCGATTGCTTTCCAGAACTTGGGCCGCGACGGACAGGGCATTTACTTGCAGTCGCCCGACCTCAACGAAATTCAGTCGCGATCCGCCGATCAGGTTCGGCGCGTCGGCGATTACATTTTGCAGTCGGGCCGGATCACAGACGGTCAAACGCCAGTCGTCGAGGTCGTCGATGACGACCACAATCTTGTGCGTCTACCGGCTTGTCCGATTTATATCGACGGGCTTGTCCATGACGTAGAGGCGGCGGAATTCGTCTTGCCAAACAAGGGCGATCTTACGATCGGCGTTCGGTCCACCAAGACGCTGATAAGCGATGTGGTTCTCGATGACTTGAAAGGCTCCATTCCCGGTACCGAAGCCTATATGGAAGAAGGCCCGTGCCGGGTTGAGATCGTCGTTACGTGGGGACACTCGCAAGACGGCGACGAGCGCCCGTTGCAATTCGTCTTTCAAGTGCGCGACGGCGTGATCCTGACCACGGCGACGAACACCGATTTTTCCGAGATTTACAAAAGCTTGGAAAACTACTCACGGGAGAGCAACGGCTCATTCGTCAACACCGGCTTTCAGGTGACGGCGCTTGGCCCCGGTGCGGACGGTAGGCAGGTCTATTCGATTTCCGAAGGCGTGGCCTATGTGAATGGTCGCCGTATCACGCGGCAGCAATCCATTCGGCACTTTGTAGAAGAAGTTCCAGACCTGCGCAACGTCGACGCCGAACCGCACGCCTTCACGGTCGCGACGGGCGGCACCCAAACCTTTACGGTTTCGAAGGTGCCAATTCAGTCGGTCAATCGCGTTTTGGTCGAAAAGGAAGTGACCGAAACCGTTGTTCATGGGCCTTTCAGCGGTGCTGTTGACCCGTTGCAGCACCCATCGGTGACGGCGATCCTCGAAATTAAACAGGGCAATACAGTCTATGCGTCCCCTGCAAGCTGGTTGCTCTCGCAAGGACAAATTGACTGGTCGCCCTCCGGGGCGGAACCCGCGCCGGGGACATCGTACACGGTCAAGTACCGCTACAATGAGAACGTGCTCCCTGACGAGGTAACGCGGGAAAACATAACGGTTTCGGGAGCGGCTAAGGATACAAATGTCCTTCTCGACTATTCGTACAAGCTCCCGCGTCTCGATGCGGTTTGCATGGATACGTCGGGGGCGATCGTTTACCTGACCGGTGTTTCGGCTGTTTCCCGCCCGCGTCGTCCCGTGGTGCCCTCAACGATGATCGTGCTTGCGGTCGTCGAAAACGATTGGGGGCAGAAGCCGAAAATAACCCCTTCGGGCTTACGGAACGTTCCTTACGAGGAAATTCTCGACCTTCGGACGATGGTGCTCGACATATACGATCTGGTCGCGCAGGAGCGTTTGAAAAACGACGTCACCGCCCGCAGTGTCGGCGCAAAGCGTGGTGTCTTTGTTGATAACTTCAACAATGACGCCATGCGCGATCAGGGCATTGCTCAAACAGGCGCAGTTTTCGGCGGTAAGCTTTCGCTGCCGATCAAGCCCACTCTCCGCGAGTTTCCGGCCTTCACCGACATTCGGTTCTTGGACTTTACGGAAAAGACCGGCCTTTCGCAGACGCGCCGCAGCGCGGCCATGAAGATCAACCCTTACCAGACCTTCACTCCGATGCCAGGGCGAGCAAGCCTTGAGCCGTCAACTGATATCTGGACAGACAAGCAAACCGTCTGGACGTCGCCGGAAACGCAAGAATTCTCTGCAAATGAAGGCGAGTACATCAGTGGAATATCGCTTGAACAGCAGGTCGAGAAGATCGGTGAGACGGTTATCGCGGCGCAGTTCCTTCGGCAGCGGGACGTCAATTTCCGCTTGGAAGGCTTCATTCGGACGGAAACGCTTGTAAAGTTGGAATTCGACGGCCTTACCGTCGTCCCAACGACGAACGGCCCTGCCGACGATCTTGGCGTCATAACCGGCAAGTTCACGATCCCCGCCAATGTGACCACAGGATCGAAAACCGCTCGATTTGAAGGATCGGTCGGCACCATCGCGGCATGCACATATGTCGGGCGCGGCGAGATAACAGTCGAAGAATATCGTCTTGCCTCGTCTCTCCAAACCACAACCGACAGCATGCCCGCCCCGATCGTGAACAACACGGTCATCAACAATACGACCGTGATCAACAACGTCACGAACGTAAACGGCGGAACCACAAGTTCCGGACGTATCGACCCATTGGCACAAACGTTCACGCGTGATCGACCCCGTTGCCTCAGTGCCATTCGGTTGATGTGTGCGGAGGTCGGCGATCCCTCAAATGCGATCGCCGTACAGGTCCGAACGGTTGAAGTCGGCATGCCGACCGAAGTCGTTCTCGCCGAAGCCTTCGTGCCGGGCGGGGACTTGGTGAAGGGGGCAACATTTGATGCCCGCTTCCGCTATCCGGTCTATCTGGAAGCGGGGCGCGAGTACGCCTTTGTTGCACTCACCGACGACGCCGAGCATTCGCTTTTCGTGGCGAAGATCGGCGAAATTGACATGGATACGAACGCGATAATCACTGAACAACCGTTCACGATTGGCGTGCTCTTGTCTTCGTCGAATGCATCGACATGGACGGCGCACAATGACGCCGACTTGTGGTTCCAGTTGATCGACTGCGAGTTCGCCCCTGTCGAAAAGGCGATCACAATCGGTACGTTCAAGACGACGAAAATGTCGGACGTCATTGTCCGGGTGGGCGTCGAAATCCCCGATCCTTCGGTCGATGTGAGCATTCGCCTTACAAGGCTGGCGCGAAACGAAGTCATCGTCTCCGCTCCATCGCAGACGATCCGCTTCGACGAGTACATTCAAAACGAGGACATTCTCGTCGAGGCAGTGCTCAAGGGAACGGAATTCGTGACGCCATTTGTTTTCCCCGACGTGCAAATCGTCGAGGGCGAGCTACAGCCGACCGGTGATTATGTCTCTCGCGCGATCGACGCTACCGACGTCAGTAACGTATTGACGACGTTTGACGCCTTCCTGCCCGCCGGTTCCTCGGCGGTCGTCGAAATCGGGGTGCCCGGCAATTACGTCCCGGTGTCCGTTTCGAGTGCCGTCCCTCTTGGCGACGGCGTGGTCGAGCAAACTTTTATCCGCTCCGCCTACCCGGCGGTCAATCTGGACGCGCGTACGAAAATCACGATTTCCGGCACGCCAGCGGCGCGCCCGGAAATTGCGGCTCTACGCATGATACTTTCAAAGGTGTGATATGGCGAAGACAACAAACTACAACTGGGATTTGCCTTCGCCGTCCGGCTTGCAGATGAATGAGGTCGCAAAAATTGCGACCTCATTTTCCGCGATCGATACCAAGATTAAGGCGTTCGAAACATCGTTTACCAACCACAAGCACAAGTTCGCCGACCTGGAAGAGAAGCCGACGACACTCGGCGGCTATGGGATCATAGACGGGATGACCGCCGCCGAGGTTGCACAGGCAATCAAGAAGGCGGTTGACGATCTCGTTAACGGCTCCGGGTCCGCGCTCGACACGCTAAAAGAGCTTGCCGACGCGCTCGGCAATGACCCGGAATTTGCAACCACCGTCGGCAACGCCTTGGGCGTCCGAGTTCGGGTTGATGCCGCAACAAATTTCAGTCTTGCTCAGCGAGCGCAGGGCCGGGCAAATATTGATGCGCTTGGAACTGTCGACAAAGGCGCTGCGGGTGGGGTGGCAACGCTCGATAGCGGCGGCAAAGTGCCTTCCGGTCAACTGCCAGCACTCACTACGACCGCTACCGTTGGTGCGGCAATGGCCGGGGCCAACGGCAAAACGACGCCAGCCGACGGTGATTTTTTTACCGGTGTCGAAGCTGGTGGTTCGACCATGTTCAAGACGACATGGGCGAATATCAAGGTCGCCATTACCGCGCTCATCAACAGTATAGTCGGCGGTAACATGGCCGGGCGTGCTTTCCCCCGAAGATCAGATGGCGCGGCGATTAATATCGCTTGGGCAGGACAAGGCGGGCAACCGTCTTGGCTAGTGGGGGGCAACGATGGTGTGACCTTGTACGTCTACAACCCCGCCAATTTCAGCGTGAATTACGCGAATAGTGCAGGTAACGCCAATTCGGTTGGTGGGTGGGATATCAACGGCATCCTCAATCAGATCAACGACCGCGCGTATTGGAGAACTCAGGAATTCATCACTAATTCCGGCGCGGGTGGCGTAGCCACATATGCAATGCTGGCCCGATGGGATAGCGGAGCGGGCGGCGGTGCAGCTAATCCCGGCGATCAAGTGGCCGGGTCTGGCCTACGCTGGGCGAACGCCAACGGCATCTATGGTGGTGCGCCCGGTGGTTCTTGGCGATGCATGGGGTATTCGATTAATTCGAGCCGCCAAGACGATAAGGTTACTAACTGGCTGAGGTATGCATAATGAGTGAACCTATCTTTACCCCCGATGGGGAAAATCAAATCCCGACCGGTGTTCTTTATGACTTTAAGCTGCGAACTGTAGTTGAAGTCCTAAATCCACGGTGGTCGAACGAAGACCACACTATGTTCGACGCGGACATTTTGTTCCAAGAACTTGCACCCATGGGGCATATACCGTTCACCGCCACCCCCAATGCCGACACCGATCACGGACAGGAGGTATGGGACAAGGGTATGAACGGAACATACGGCGTCATCGCCGAATATGTTGCTCCGGTCATCGTTCCGTTCGCTCCCGATGAAATAAGCCGTCGCCAGTTCTTCCAGCAACTGGCGGTCGCCGGAATTATTTCCAAAATCGAAGCCCTCGCCGCTATGAAATCCGGCGCGGTACCGCAGGCTTTGCAGGCAATTATCGATGCGTTACCGACTGACGAAGACCGGTTTAACGCTGAAATGCTTGTGATCGGAGCGGACACTTTCAACCGCACCCACGCGCTAACCGAAACGGTCCGCTTGGCAATGCAATGGACTGAAGAACAGCGGGATCAATTTTGGCAGGAAGCATCTAAGCTTTAGTCGAATGTGTTCTGTTTTCGATTGAAATGTGATCCGGCTACAGTTATGTGAGCCTTACTATTGGGGGCTTTCATGGACGGGTCAAACTTCGCTTCGGCGTTGCCTATTGTTATGGCGGCGTCGGACGAGAATTACTTTCGTAAACATGCAGTTGGTTTCGCAAAATCGGCATTGGCGGCGGGGCATAACGTTCACATAATTTTGTCGCCGTCACCGGGGCCGGGTCTTCCGCAACGTGCGAGAGAAATGGAAAGGGAGCTTGTAGCCTCCTTCCTTGCAGGTTTCACCGCTTCCGAACTAAAGCGGATGCGGATTGAAGTTGTCGCCGATCCTCGCGCAATGTCTGATATCGAAGAACGTGAGGCGATAGTGTTTTATCAATCGCTAAGGTTTTTCCATCTTTCTAGGCTTCTTCGGACTTACTGCCGCCCGATAGTCGTGCTTGATATCGATAGTCTTGTAATGAAGACGATACCGCCCCGCTACGGTGCAGAGGTCGGACTGTACCTTCGTCTTGGAAATCAGACGGGTAGAACGGATTTCGAGCGCGAAGGAATGCAGGTTCTCGGCGCGATGGTGTATGCCGATCCGAAGGGCGCAACGTTCTTCGATGCAGTAGGCAATTACCTCGATAGCCACTTGAGGCTTTACTACATCGACCAGCACGCACTTTATCACACGTATCTAGCGAGCGATGACGTGCGATTTTTTGACATTGCCGAAACCGGCTGGCTTGACTGGACCTTCAAGCCCGGCGCGACAGTCTGGACGGCAAAAGGAAAGAAGAAGCGCAGAAATCTAACCTATGTCCGGCAACGATTGCGCCTGGAAGGGCGCGGGGTACTCGCTTCTGCCATTATATTGACCGGTTACGCCCTTGGATTGATCCGCACTTGAAAAGCTGAGCGCGGCCATACCTCCAACGCTGACTTGAAGAAGCTGTTGTTGCCTGATCTGCGAAGGCATCTTGGCGAACGCAATTCTTCTGCGTAATATGCGCCCATCTTCTGAACCGATCAGTCTTCATCGCCCCTGACAGTGTCAGGGGCGTTTTGTTTTGTGCCCTGATTATTCTCTCCAATACGGTTTTAAGCGCCCTTTAGAACGGGTTTTGGAGACACTTAATGGCCATTTCACCATTCAATCATGGCACCCGCGTCATTCAGGTTGGCAGTGAAGCCCGATCGATGGAAGTTGCGGATGTTTCGACCATCGGCGCTGCTGTAATCGCGCCGGATGCCGATCCGTTGGTATTCCCGGAAGACGAACCGGTTGCCTTTTACACCCACGAGGCGGACAAGCTTGCAGCACTCGGAGCCACCGGAACGGCAATCGACATCGTCAATGCTGTCCGCGCCCAGGGCATCGAAGCGCAGCTGGTATTCAGCCGCGTGGCTGAAGGCGCAACGCCTGAAGCCACGATGGCGAACCTCATCGGCTCGGCTGCAAGCATGACCGGCGTTCATGCACTATCTTATGCGCTCGGCCATGTTGGGGTTGAGCCTGATATTCTGCTGGCACCGGGGCATTCTGCCGGTCGCGTTGACGACGCCAAGAACCCGCTTGCAGATGCGTTGCAACAGGTAGCCGAAAAGCTGCGTGCGGTTGCGGTGCTGGATACAGGCGGGCCTACGCGAGAAAAGAGCCTCGAATATCGGGCCGATTTCGCATCACGCTATTGCTATTTGATCGATCCGTTCGTTCGGGTCTCCAGCGGTGCGGATATCGTAACGAAGCCCGCTTCGCCCTTTGCGGCGGGGCTGATAGTCAAGCGCGACAAGGAAAAAGGCGGGCCGTACTGGTCGCCATCCAATCAGGAAACGCTTGGCATTCTCGGCACGGCGCGCCCGATCACCTATTTTGACGGCGAGATCGATCACGAAGCCAATCTTTTGAACGAAGCAGGCATCGCCACTTTCATTCCGGCGCGTCTCGTCCAGGGCATCGGCGGTCAGTTTGCCGCCAATGGCCGAATTCTTTGGGGCAACCGCACCGCGTCCGATGATCCGCTTTGGAAATTCATCAACGTTGTTCGTACCCGTGCGACCATCGAGAAAACCATTATCCGGTCTTTCCGCTGGGCGAACGACGACAATCTGTCGGTCCAGCTCGTGACGGCCGTCATCCGCACGCTGCAAGAGTTCCTTGACGAATTGACCGTGGCCGGTGCGATCCTCGGTGGTCGCGCATTCTGGGAGCGGTCGACAAATACGAACGCCAGCTTGCGCGACGGCAAACTGCGCGTCGAGTTCGACGCCGAGGAAGCCCCGCCACTTGAAGACCTGATTTTCGGCTCGCGCCGCAATGAAGCTTATTTCGACAGCCTCGCTGCCGAAATTCAGCGCCAGACCTCGGTCTCTTTCTCCGTCAATATCAGCGACGTGGTCGCGGCCTAACGGGAGCTACCCATGACTTTGCGCATCATCCGGGGCTTTACGCTCTATGTGAACGACAACACCAATTTGGCGCTCGATATCGAGACCATGAAGCTGCCGACGCTGGAAGAAAACACCGAAGAATTCCAGCCAGGCGGCAGCGACATGGCGATCAATATCACCGGCCTCGGCGTCAAGGCATTCACTATGCCCTTCAAGATCAAGAGCCACACGCCGGAAACTATCGCGTTGTTCGGTGGCGCTCCTGGCATCCGTTATCCCTTCACGGGCCGCAAGCTCGTCGTTTCCGAAGAAGACGGAAAGGAGCACGAGCACGCAATCGATGTGCAGGGGCGCTTGAGCAAGGTCGAAGGCGAAGAAATGTCGGGCGGCAAGGCAACCGGCTATGACCACGAGATCAACGGCATCTGGACCTATACCGAGTATTGGGACAACCAGATCATGCATCGTTTCTCATTCAAGAAGGGCGGCTGGGATATCTGGAATTTCCAGCCCTACAACACAGCGCGCCGCCGCGTTCTGTTCGGTTAATGGAGAAACGAGTTGACCAAGACCACGCCAAAACTTGAGGTAAAAATCAAGCTCGACTTCCCGGTGCCCGTGAAGGGTGAGGACGGCAAGGAAGCCTCCCGCGATACCGTCACGATGCGCCGCCCACGTACGATTCACGTCAAACGGCTCGCCGTGCTTCTCGGTGCGGATGTCCTGAAGGGCATTATCGGCGATCAGGAGCCTTCGGCGGTCAAGATCGACAAGGACAACGTGGACGTTGCCAAGCTTGCTGTCGATGTCATCAGCGCCTTGTTCGTCAAGTCAACGCTGGATGAGCTGACCTCCATCATTGCCAGCATGTGCAGCGAGAAACCTGAGTTCATTGACGAGATCGACCCGCTCGACCTCATGAAGTTTGCGGAAGGCTTTCTCGATTTTTTTCCGGCACTCCGCTCTTTCGCGTCTTCGAGTTCGGAGCGGACTGCGCTGCCTGCTTCCGCTGGCGACCAGACGACATAGACCAGCTCCCCTGGGCTGAAATGCTGGCCTATCGGGCGGAAATCCCGCGCCTGACTGGCCGTGGCGCGAAACCGGACGAATGATATGGATGTTTCACTTCTAATCCGGTTGATCGATCAGGTGAGCGGCCCCGCGCAGAAAGTGCGCGGGGCGCTGGACAACATCGGTTCCGGCATCAACCGCTTCAAAAGCGGCGCGTCCGATGCGCTGAAGTCCGGTTTCTCGATCGACAACATCGAGGCCGCGACAAAAAACGCCCAAACCAAGCTGTCCCAGGCGCGTGGCAAGTTGCTCGGCGCATTCGGCCAGGCGCTCGCCATTGGCGCGCCCGTCATCAAAGCGGCACAGTTTGACCAGTCCATGAAGGGGCTGGAAAAAGTCCTCAATGACTTGCCCGTCGATCGTGTCCAACAGCTGCGCAAGTTCGCCCTGGACACGAGTGCGCTTATTCCTATCGCCGCGAAAGACTTGCTCGAACTCATGTCGGAAGCCGCCCAGGGCGGCGTACCGAAGGATGAACTTGAAGCCTTTTCGACCTATGTCGCCAGAGCGTCCGTTGCCTTTGACATGGCGGGAGGCGTAATCGGTGAGCGGTTTGCCAAGCTTCGCAACGTCTACAAGCTCAACCAGGAAGGGATTGAGGAACTTGGTGACGCCACCAACCATCTGTCGAACAATATGGCGGCGAAGGCCGAAGAGATTACCAACTTTACCAACCGCGCCGCCGCTGCTGCCGGTATATTAAAGCTGAACGCGGTCGATACCGCCGCGTTTGGTACGGCGATGATTGCCGCAGGCTCTGTTCCAGAAACAGCCGGGCGCGGCCTCAATGCGTTTGCCACGCGTGTTCTTGCTGGTGGGAAACGCATCAATGCCGCCTTTGATGACATAGGCGTTTCTCGCGAGAAGCTGCTCTCCGATATCCAGAAGGATGGCGTTGGCGCAATATTGAAGTTCTTTGAACTGCTCGCGTCCAAGGGCGATGAAGGCAAAGCGGCGCTGAAGGACATCGTCGGCCAGGACTACGTCAAGGACTTCGCCAAGCTGATTGATAACCCGAAGCTTCTGGCGGAGGCGATGCAGCTGGTTGCCGACAAGAGCGCCTATGCCGGATCGGCAACCGAGGAAGCCAACAAACAGGCTGAAGGCGCAGTCAAGCAGTGGGAGTTGCTGGTTAATAAGCTGAACCGAGGCGCTATCGTCATCGGCGATCAGCTGTTGCCGACCTTGCTTGAACTGGCGACACAAGTCGGTGCGATCGTTGATCGGTTTGCCGAGTGGTCGGCAGCCAATCCCGAACTGACCAAGTATCTCGTGACTGCAATTGCCGCGCTCATGGGGCTTTCGATCGCGGGCAAGGTTCTGGGCGTCGTCTTCGCCGGTATGCGAGCGGGTATTCTGCCGCTACTTGGCTTCTTCCTGAAATTCAACAGCGCAGGCCGAAACGTCGCCAAGGGCTGGCTTCTGATGCGGTTGGGTGCCGCAGCTGTGCTTCGGACGTTTGGCCTTTTTGCTGGCGCGTCGCGCGTTGTCGCGGCTGGAATTCGCGGAATCGCATCGGGCGCGGCGCAGGCCAGTCGCCAGATCATCGCTACGCAGGGCCGTGCGCGGACCATGGCGACAGGCCTTCGCCGCATCATGGCCGGTGCATGGATGCTGTCGATGGGTTTTGAAATCCTTGATGACATCGGGCGGACGCCGGAAGAACGCCTCGAACAGCTCCGCAAGAATGCTGAGGGCTGGAACAAATTCGAACAGGATGTCGAAAAGAGCTGGTTCGGCCAGATGTGGCAGGGCGTGAAGGATCGCGCCAATGCCATGATGGGACTGGAGCAAGGCGTTGTCCCCGCCGAGGCCCTCTCGGCTTGGGGACAGGCCAAGGCCAAGCAGTTCTACGATGTTGGCGTTAGCTGGATGAATTCGTTGTGGGACGGTCTGAAGTCCCTATGGCAGTCCATCGACGCATGGTTTCAGGAGAAGATCGCTTGGCTTGGCGGATTGTTGAATTTCAATCTGAACATTAACTGGCCGACGCCGCCGGAATGGCTGACTTATCTCATGGGAATAGCCGGTAAGGGCGTCAATGTGGTCAAGGATGCCGTGAACTCCAGCGCCGGGGCGCTTGTGCCTCCCGGAATTGGCAGCGGTGAGACCCCGCTTTCAAGCGTTAGCAATCCGCTAGGTGACGCCAAGGTCGATCAGACGATTACCGTGGTCAACGGACAGACGCCAAATCTGAATGTGGGTCCGATCCACATTACCGGTGTTTCCGACCCACAGGCAGCCGTGAAGGCCGCAGGGGCCGAGTTTGGCCGACGTGGCGCGCAACTGATGAGCGGCAAATCTGGGGCTTTGCACGGAGGAACCGAATAAATGGGCACTCCGTTGCTCGCGCTTGGACCTCATATGTTTGAGATCGCGCCATTGAACTTCCAGCAGATCGAGCGGACTACCGAAGCGCTATGGCCGTCGATAAGCCGCTTTGGCGGGCGTCCCGGTCGCCAGTTTACTGGCTATGGCGATGACCGTCTGACGATCACCGGCCTGCTTTTCCCCGACGAAATGGGAGGTCGAGCCGAATACGAGGCAATCCGCGTCACGCAGGCTGCTGCGCAGCCTGTTCTGATGCTCGGCTGGGCGACCGGTCTTGCCATGGCGGCGACCTTGTTTGGTCGCGTCGTCATTCTCAATGTCCAGGACACGCAATCTCTGATCAACAGGCAGGGCTTCGGTCGAAAGATCGAGTTCTCGATCGAGGTTGCGCCGTTTTCCGGTGACGGCAAACCAGTGGGGCTATTTGGATGACTGTGCGCCTGATCCCTGCCGGAACTGTCACGGTCGATCTGGAAGACGTGACGCTTGACCTTGCCTGCTATGATTATCTTATTCGGTGGACCGGAAACCGCGTCCAGGTCGCCAAGCTCAATGGATATCTGGAAGCCACCTATGCGGCCAATCCGGGGCTGGCGCGGCTTGGCCTCGTCCTTCCACGCGGCACCGTCATTTCCATGCCGCAAATGACCATTTCCACCGAAATCAAGACGGTGAGGCTTTGGAGCTGATGGAGCGATCACATCCATTTATCGAAGTCAGCATCGAGGGCAAGGTTGTTCACGATGCATTTTACCAGCGTCTCGTATCCGCCACCATTCGCGACGAACCGGGACAGAGTGCGGACACCCTGGAGCTGGTTTTTGACGATGTCGGCAATGAAATCGAGATCCCGCAGAAGGGCGCGAAGATTGAAATCCGATTCGGTTTTAAAGGCGTTGGCACCTGGAAGATGGGCACCTTTGTCTTTGAACGCGCCAGCTATAATTTTGGCAGCGACGGCGAGCGTCTGACCTTCTCCTGCAAGTCGGCAGAGTTGCGCGCTGACGTGAAGGAACCGCTCTCGGAACATTTCGACGGCGAGACAGTTGGCGCGATCGTTGAGCAGCTCGCGAAGCGTCACGGCTACAAGGCCAAAGTCAGCCCTGAGATTTCAAACACCAAGCTGGACTATATTGCGCGGACCGGGCAGTCAGCCGCCGATTTCCTGACCCGCCTTGCCGATCGCACCGGCGCGCTCTTTTCCATCAAGGACAACACCTTTCTGTTCCTGAAGCGCGGCAGCTTGCCGCCAATCACCATCACGAAGGGCGATTGTTCCGAAGGTGAGTTTTCGGTTGAGCCGCGCCCGAAATACGGCAAGTCCGCTGCAGGCTGGTATGACCGCCGCCGCAACAAGACGGTTTACGAGGAACATGCCACCGGCCTTGAGGGACCGACGCGCCGCTTGCGGACGGTTTATGCCTCCCAGGCAGAGGCCAAGAAGGCAGCTGAAGCCGAAGGCGGGCGTCTGGCGCGGGCAACAGGACAAGGTTCACTGACCATGGCTGGGCGACCGGATGTAATGGCAGACGCACCGATTAATGCCGTTGGCTTTCGCAAGGAATTCGATGGCGAGTGGCGCGCCGCCAGCGTCGAACATCGTTTCGATGACACCTACACAACCAGCATCGAGCTTGAAGCGCCTGAAAAGGGGAAAGAGTGATGAGCGACACGCATCACCTTGGAATAAAAAGAGGAGCTTAAAGGCCCCTCAATTGATCCGTACCGACCCGCTCTATTCATAAGCGCCCAGAATTCCACCAATATCGGCTAATCGATCGGGGTACACAGCACGCCATTCCTTAGTCGCAACCACAGACAGGTCATCCATTACGACAGGAGCCAAGTTTGCCATGTGTTGCATAGCCTTTCCGTTGACCGCAACTAATACCGGACCAGGGATAACTAACCACAGCCCTCCAGTGACGCCGCCTGATCTTGGCCCGCATTTGAGGAACCATTGTTCGTCAACGAACTTATCCCGGCACACTGAGCCGGGATAAACCTTCGTATATGGAAGTTCCAACGCTCTTGCGACCGAAGTGACGGTGGCTTGGGAAAGCTTATTTTGTGAATGCGCCACCGACGGCACCGCAACCAACAACAATAACCCGACAGCGAATATGGACTTGTTCAT